TCATTGAAGAAAACGCTCCAACATGGGCAAATAAGATTGCGGCGGCTTCGATGGTCTATGACCGGGTAGAGCCGACCAGGCAAAGCCCGGAGATTGTCAACCAATCACTAACCATCAATGCGATCCCCATCGCAGCACAGGAGATCATCGACCGGATGACGAGCTGGAAGACCCGGCAAGTGGAGGGTTCCACACAGGGCAACGTGATTGATGCAGAGATTAGTTGACATAATCATGGTAATAATTCCCCTCCACCACCTAAGTTATTGATAAGACACGAAAACGATGTTGACATAATAAGGGTTATAAGACACTGATGCACAGCAATGGGTGACTGGTGGAGGTGGAGGCACGATCAGCCTGACAGGGCGGAGCCGGATGCAGAGCGCGGGAGCGAGGCCGGGATGCTGGGAAAAGTCGTCCCCCTGGCAGCAGAAAAAACGGGGGATTGAAATCCCACTAGATCAAACCTCCCGCCAGCTTGTCGCATAATTTTTTGGAAAGTCGGTTTATGGACAGAGCCACAGCGCATGAGACCTACCTGAAAGCTATCGAGGCTTGCCCTGATGCAGAGAGTAAGCGTCTGGTGATGCGTAAACTCTGTCAGGAAGATTTGTTCTACCTGTTGGTTTACGGGTGTGGTCGTCTTGATGCTGACCGGGACTGGATATACGACAGGTGTAGGGAGGTTGAGTTACATCCCGATAATCACGTGGATTTGTGGGCGAGGTTCCATTATAAATCGACAATCCAGACATTTGCCAAGACGATTCAGGACATCTTGAATCACCCTGATTGGACGTTTGGGATATTTTCTCATACCCGGCCTATTGCTAAAGGCTTCTTGCGGCAGATTAAGCGGGAGTTTGAGTGTAATGAGTTTTTAAAGTGGCTGTTTCCTGATATTTTGTATGCCCGTCCAGATCAGGAGAGTTTAAAATGGTCGGAGGATGACGGCTGTATTATTAAGAGAAAGTCTAATCCAAAGGAATCTACGATTGAATCCTGGGGTCTGGTGGATGGTCAGCCGACTTCACGGCATTTTGATGTAATGATTTACGATGACGTTGTTACGTTGGAGTCCGTATCTACCCCTGAGATGATAAACAAGACCACGAAGGCGTGGGAGATTTCGCTTAACCTTTTATCTGAACGGGGTGTTTCGAGGTATGTGGGAACAAGATACCATTTTTCGGATACCTATAAGACAATAATTGAAAGAGAAGCGGCGATACCTAGGATTCACACCGCTACAGAGGACGGGACGTTTACCGGCAAGCCGGTTTTGATTTCCAAAGAGAAGCTGGGTGATTTAATCAAGCGGATGGGTTCATTTACGGCTTCGTGTCAGTTGTTTTTAGACCCGTTGATGGACGATGTTCAGAGATTTGACCCTAAGTGGGTAAGGTACTGGACGGAAGCCGATGCTTCGAGAATGAACATTTATCTTCTTGTTGACCCTGCCAACGACAAGAAAAAGAAGTCCGACTATACTGCCATGTTTGTTATTGGTGTGGACGAAAAAGACGACTACTATGTTTTGGATATGGTACGTGACCGGCTGAATTTAACAGAACGGGCGGATAAATTATTTGAGCTTCATCGCCAATGGAAGCCGATTCGTGTTGGATATGAGAAATACGGGATGCAGACGGACATTGAACACTTCAAAGACAAGATGGAGCAGGACAATTACTACTTTGGGATAGAGGCTCTTGGGGGGAACACCGCTAAATTCGACCGGATTAGAAGGTTGGTTCCGCTGTTTGAGGCCGGAAGACTGTTCTTTCCTAAAACCTTTGTCCGAAAGACTTATGAGGGTGTGAATAAAGACCTGGTGGGCGCGTTTTTAGACGAGGAATACAAGGCTTTCCCGTTTGGGGCGCACGACGATATGCTTGACTGCCTTGCGAGGATTACAGACGAGAACATGGCTGTATTCCCGACGAAGTATGAAAATTTCAGATTAAAGCCCTTGTCAACTATCATTATTGATTCACTCGAAAAGAAGTCCACGGATGATGAGTTTGGAGATTACGTAGCTTCCGAGATGGACGCATACGAAAGAGCTATGGGTTACGGCCATAGGGATATGGAGTTGATTTATGACCGGGTGTGAGATTTACGCCTTGATAGGTGCCTTGTTCACGGCGGGGTTTATTTATCTTGGGTTTAAGATGGGTAGGGC